AAAGGTTGCGTCTACTCCAGACCTTGGCATAGTTATTGTGGATTACCTAAACCAAGTCAGACGCCACAACGCTCCCAGTCGTGGCGGTCAATATGAATGGACTGAACAAATAGAGATATCCAAAGGGTTAAAAGCATTAGCCCAAGAGAACAATGTCCTTGTTCTCTCAGCATTTCAAACAAACGAAAAAGGAGAAGCACGATTCGCCAAGGGTATCCTTGACGCAGTTGATGCTGCCTACAGTATTCAGCATTGGGGCGACCAAGAACCAGCAATTAAGTTGAAATGTGATAAAATGAGAAATGGAAAAGTAGAAGGCTTTGTATCTTCTATGAATTGGGATAGTTTGCGTATCGGACCTCATACAGAAATAGACCCAGACGAGAAAGCAGAAATGAAAGAGGCAATGAACACAGGAGAGAGTGCATACGACTTATGATATTATACACCGAAGAACAACTAAAGTATGCTTATGAAAAGCATATAAAATTTTTACTAAGAATGAATAGAACATACTGTTACCAAGTAGCATTTCCAACACTAGAAGAATTTAGAGAAATCTACGAAGAAGAGTTAACACAAAAATACAAAGAGCAGAACAATGGATTATAATAAATTATTAGTGTTAAGTCCTGGTAGAACAGGCAGTAGCAGATTGATGGGAGCTCTATGTAAAAGATATAACTTAGGCGGTATATCTGAACCTTTTAATTGGGAACGTAGACATGAAAATATGAAAGTAGATGGATTCAGTTTTGCAGAAAGGGTTAAGTATTGGAAAAATATACCCGATAAAAAATGTGTAAAATCTTTATCTCACTACACTCAGTTTCCAAACGGATTGGCAGATGATAGAATGGGTAAAGACCCCAAAGGTTTTTATGAAGAAGTATATTTAAAACATGATGGTTTTAAACAAAAGTTATATTTTTATTTAAAGTATATCAAGGAGTTTGATAGAACAATATTATTATCAAGACACGATTTTGCAGACTGTTTTAGAAGTCATCTACTAGGTGCGTATCATAGAGCCGTTACAGATAAGTACGTATGGAGTTATAGTTCTTACTACGAAGACGCAGATATTACTTATGATGAAAATGCACAATGGCTTTTAAATCTATGTTTAGATTCTTTCAGATTAGTAGAAGAAGTGTCTAGACAGACAGGAATACCTATAGTGTATTACGAAGATTTATATACAGATGAAAAAAGATTTTTAGAAACAAACAAAAAATTTAATTTAGGATTGGAGGATTATTGGGAAGATACGTTTAATCCTAAGTTAAGATTAAGACTGAAAAAGGAGACACCATGGCGTACGACAGAATAAGTAGAGAAACAGCAGAACTAGTGCCGTTGCCACCACATACTTGGTATGTGAGAACAGTTGGATGGGTACTAGAACAAGAAAAAGTAAAAGAGAACATACAGAATGTTCCAATAAATGAAAAGTTAAAGGACAGTTTGGCAAAAGACGGAGTAAAATCTCCCATACTCTGTATGCCGAACTGGTACCCCATAGCAGGGAGTCAGAGGATGAGATGTCTTCAGGAACTCCCTGCACTTCATGGGCAAGAGATAAGAGTGTGCCGATTCGATAAAGAGTGGTGGTTAGTGTTCTATCTATGGGGGCAAGTAGAAGAAAGAAATAGAATGACAGCTATATATTTCCAAATGATGGAATTAGTATGGAAGTCAATGTATTATGAGGAGAATGGTGTAGACTCTATGGGAACAGATTACATAGAGTTTGAAAGGATAGGAGATGAACTAGAAGGATGGAAACATAAACAATGAGATATGTAATTACAGGAGGCGGAGGTTTTATTGGCTCTCACTTAGCAGAACACTTAAAAGATAGAGTAAATGATGAAATAGTTATTGTAGATAAAATATCTAACCACAGTAAAACTCACCACTTAAATATGAGTGAGTATACTTACTACTTAGCTGATATAGCTGATGCAGATATAATGATGAAGATTTTACAGAAAGATGATGTAGTATTTCATCTTGCAGCCCAACCTCATGTAGACTTATCATACATAAATCCTATGGAAACAACAATCAGTAATGTATTAGGAACACATAGTGTTTTAAATTCTTGCTTGAAAAATGAAGTAAAAAGTCTAACAGTTATGAGTACTGATGAAGTATATGGCTCTACAAATGTAATAGATGATAATACAAAACTAGACCCAACTAATCCTTATAGCGCAACAAAAGCAGCTGCAGATATGTTAGTTAATAGTTTCAAACATATGTATCCTGACATGAAGATAAACACTTTAAGGTCTAACAATATAATCGGACCTCGTCAGTTTATAAGAAATATAATACCAAGGTTTTCTCTCCAAGCCCTAACGGGTAGGAATATAACTTTGCATGGCAAGGGGGAAGCTGAGAGAAGATACTTATGGGTAAAAGATGCTGCAGAAGCTCTGTGGTTAATCTCTAAGAGTGACTACAATCACAAAATATATAACATTGGACACCCTGAAGTTTACTCTAACTTAGATATTGCAGAAATGATTTGCGACCACTTAGAGATAGGACATGAGATAATCCAAACAACAGAAGATAGAATATATAATGATACAATATATCCATATAATCCAACTGATATTCAAAGAGATTTAGGTTGGAAACATTCATTAGACCCTGATATATCTATTCCAACTACAATAGATTGGTATAAGGATAATTTATCTTACTTTGAGGACTACTATCATATACTATGAGTGAGTATGAAAAATTAAATGGAGGTATGAGATTTGCCCCAGACCCAAGGTGGATAAATAATAAGTTTAATCATCATTGGATGGGATTATGTCATTTAATATCTCAACTAGACGTTGTTGAAGGAAAAATGATTGAGATAGGTTCTTATGCTGGAGAAAGCACAGCTATGTTTGCTTCTAGTGGTAAGTTTATAAGTATTGATACGATTGACCCTTATTATTGGTCAGGAAGTTATGAAGTAGAAATGGAATACAAAATAAATGTTCGATATTGGAACTATATAAAACAACATAAATATTACAGTCAAGACATTCACGATAAGTTTCAAAATAATCAATATGATTTTGTTTATATTGATGGAGACCACAGCGGAGAAAACGTAGCAAGAGATATAAAACAATACTTTCCAAAAGTAAAACCTGGTGGGTATATAGGTGGGCATGATTATCACAAGATTCACTGGCCCGAAGTGTGTGAAGCAGTAGACAAGGTGTTTCCAATAGTTGACACATTTGCAGACACAAGTTGGTTATGCAAAAAATAGTTCTTGACAAATCCTTAAAATTTTGATATAATATATGTAATTATGATAGCAGAAGACTTATTACGAGAGAAAAAAATTGATTATCGCATAAGCGGACAGGATGCCGTAGTGTCCTGCCTTAATCCAGAGCATGATGACAGTAATCCTTCTATGCGTATAGATAGAGTAACTGGTGTGTTTAATTGTTTCTCATGCGGTTATAAAGGTAATCTGTTTACATACTTTGGTGCACCTGCTTCTCCATTAGAAGTTCGTATGCACAGAATTAAAGAATCAATCAACAAAGTCAGGTCAGCAACTGTCGGTATCCAACTCCCAAAGGATAGACTATCGTGGAAAGGTGGTGGAATCAGAAATATATCTGAAGAAACTCTTGCTAAATGGGATGCGTTCACATGGAACGTTCCTAAGTTTGAGAATCGCATCATCTTTCCGATACGAGATATCACAGGCAAGACGGTGGCTTTAATAGGCAGAAGCATAGATGACTTCAGTCCTAACAAATATTACATTTACCCTAACGGCGTGGAAATGCCTTTCTGCCCAGCTAAGGTAAAACCAATACAAAACAGAGTTATCCTCGTAGAAGGAATCTTTGATGCACTTAACTTATGGGATAAAGGGCTCAAGAATACTGTATGTTGTTTTGGTACACAGCAAGTAAACTGGGTTAAACTCAGTCTACTGAAGCTCCAAGGAATAACTGGCATAGATATTATGTTTGATGGAGACGAGGCAGGAAGGCAAGCGGCAGAAAAAGCCAAAGACCTTGGAGAGAAACTAGAAATGTCTGCAAGAGTCGTAAAACTAAGAGATAACATAGACCCTGGTAATCTAACACTACCAGAGGTCGACAGATTAAGAGAGAAATTATATGGAGCATAAATGGTTTATAGGTACATCACCTAGATATTCAGATACAGTAAAAGATAGAGCAAGAGAACTTAGAGAAAAAGAAAAGTTAGAGTATGCTGCAATAGCTAAAAGACTAACAGAAGAGTTTGGATTTGATAAAGATGTTACTATAAGCTCTATTGGAGATTGGATAAATCGTGGATACACTGTAAAAGATAATGTAGGTATTTGTACAGATTTTAGACTAAGAGTAAAAGATTTCAAAGGAAAGAAAGGTACAAAAAGGTACACAGACTTTAGACCAGGAATAGAAGCAGTAGAGTACCTAGACTATGGGGTAAAAAACTATGGCTGGGAATGTAATTCAGTAGAAGATTATCTAAAGTTTGAATGTGAATATTGTGGAAAAATACATGAGTACTTTGGAGATGATTACCATGAGCAAGATAGAGACTTATGGCAGATGGACCATAGAATACCTAGACATTTAAAGACTCCAAATAATGGGATGCCTGAGAATATGGCATTATGCTGTACTTCATGTAATCAAGTAAAAGGAGAGTATGAATTAGATAAACTCCTACCAATAATGAAAAGAATACTAAAACATCAGGAAAAGAACAATGGCTAAGATAGCACTAATAGAAACAACAATGTCCAGTACAAACTGGGACAAGTACTTTGATTTTGAATATGACAGATTTGCTCTGTGTTCAGATAGTTCAAAGAAGAAAATTTTAAAAAGAGATGTTGATATCGAAATCGATATTGACTCGTACGAATGGCTCATAGTTGTAGGTTCAGAGCCTTTCAAAATGTTTACAAAAAAGACATCAATAACTGAGTACAATGGAAAAGTTGTTGATTCTAAGTTTTTAGCAATAATTAACCCTGCCATGATAAAGTTTCGACCAGAAGCAAAGAAGTCGTTCGAGGAAGCTGTCGAGAGTATCACGGGTTATGTAAGCGGAGAACTTAAACAACTTACCATAGGCAAAGATAAATGTTATGGTATACAAGACACACAAGAACTAAACGCTTGGCTACAGAAAGCACTAGATGCACCAGGCGATTTTGTTGCACTTGACTCAGAGACTTCAGCACTATATTGTCGTGATGGCTATATGCTAGGATTCTCTATGTCATATGAACCTGAGCATGGTATCTATGGAGACTGTGATTGCATGGACGAAGAATCAGAAAGACTCATGCAAGAGATATTCAACAAGAAAAGAGTTGTCTTTCATAATGCAAAGTTCGACTTACAATGGTTTGAGTATCATTTCAACTTTGAGTTTCCACACTTTGAAGACACTATGCTTATGCACTATATGTTTGATGAAAGACCAGGCACACATGGCTTGAAAACTCTTGCAATCAAACATACTCCATATGGAGACTATGAAGCAGAACTCTCGGACTGGATTGCAGACTTTAGAAAGAGAACAGGTATACTCAAAGATTCATTCGACTACAGTATGGTTCCGTTTGAAGTTATGCAGAACTATGCTGGTATGGATGCGATAGTAACATATCTATTGTTTGAAAAGTTTGAAAAAGCATTGAAAACAAATGAAAAACTATATGGAGTATACAGAAGAATCTTAATAGAGGGTTGTAGATTTCTAAAACAAATAGAAGGAAATGGTGTTCCATTTGATAAAGCTCGTTTAGAGTTTGGACAAAAACGTATGCAGGAAGATATCAACGCAGCTGTAACAGCTCTAGAAGCAATTCCTGAAGTAAAACGATTTATCCAAGATAATCAAGGATTTAACCCAAACAGTACACTACAACTTAGAACTTTACTATTTGATTATTGCGGACTTAAGTCTGACAAGAAAACCGCAACGGGTGCACTCAGTACTGATGCTGAAGTACTCGGTAATCTTGCAGAAGAACACGAAGTACCAAAACATATTCTAGAAGTTAGACAGAAAGTTAAAATCAAGAATACATATCTTGATAAAATTATACCTAACTTAGATAGAGATGGTAGACTTCGTACAAACTTCAATCTTCACGGTACAACTAGTGGTAGATTGAGCAGTAGTGGTAAACTTAATATGCAACAGCTCCCTAGAGACAATCCAACTGTAAAAGGCTGTATCAAAGCCAAAGCAGGACACAAGATTGTTGCAATGGATTTAACAACAGCAGAAGTATATTGTGCAGCTGTACTTGCAAATGATGTCGGACTCATGAATGTATTCAAGTCTGGCGGTAACTTTCATAGTACGATTGCGAAACAAGTATTCAGACTTCCATGTGATGTTGATGATGTCGCAGAACTGTATGGTGCACAAAGACAACAAGCAAAAGCTGTTACCTTTGGTATCATGTATGGAGCTGGGCCGAAGAAGATAAGTGAACAAGTGACAAAGGATAGTGGAGAATATTTCAGTATGCAAGACGCAGCGAATACTATTAAAGATTATTTCGAGGCGTTCCCTAAACTTCGTGAATGGCTAGACAACCAAAAGAAATTTATTCAAGCGAATGGATTTGTTTACAGTAGATTTGGCAGAAAGAGAAGATTACCTGATGTCCATTCACAGGACAAAGGAATCGCCTCACATGAAGTGCGTAGTGGAATCAACTTTCTAGTACAATCTGTTGCATCTGATATCAACCTTATGGGCGGTATAGATATGCAAAGATATATTGAAAAGACTGGTATGAAGTCTAAGATATTTGCACTTGTTCACGATTCGGTTTTAGCAGAAGTACCTGAAGATGAAATAGAACACTATTCAGAAAAACTACAAGAATTTATACAAAAAGATAGAGGACTATCAATACCAGGCGCACCAGTCGGATGTGACTTTGATGTTGCTGATGACTACTCACTAGGCAAGTTTGAGAAGTTATATGGCATTTCATGAGATAAATTGGTATGTTGATACTGACTACATGAAAGATGTATGGGAAAAGTGTGGTCGTAAACAAGCAACATTACATGACCCAAACATAAGTGAGTTTGTGCAACCTCTTCTAACAGTATTTGATGCTGCTGTAAAAGAAGTAAAGTACAAAATAGGTATAATGCAAGTAGTAAATAATAGAACAACTTTAGTAACTGATAACTGGAAGTCAGTATATGTTTGGGGCTTTGACCCTTTTCATGTAAGTATAAATGGATGGAACGTACATTCCGCAATATGTGATGCAACTAATCCACACTTACATATAAGCGGACCGCACTTAGCAGTGTACACAAGTTTAAAGTTTGAAGCATTAAAGTTAGGATATGATAAATACTGGGGTAAAAGTCAAGTTAATAGAAAAGTAGTAACAACACAAGAGGTCTTTGGTGGCAATGTACGTACAGACGACGTTGACGTTATGTAAGTTTCCTATGTACGTTCTTTCAGAAGAGCCAGAACTAGTAGATGGCTTGGTATGGATTAATGACCAAGTAGTAGATGATAGAAATATGTTAGGAAAAACTATCGGACACAGAAGACTGCAAACACCTATGAAAAGTTTATATCCTTTGCATAGACAAATAAACGAACCTAGTAATGTGTATAAACACAGAGGTAAACATTTTATAGATACTGAGGGTACATATTACTACAAAGAATTAAAACCTATAGGAGCAATAAAATATCACAAGATAGCTTCTATAAAAGAAAAACAAGGCATAAGAATTATTAGATGCCATGATTTAGCTATAACATTAAAAACACTTACTCCGCAACCAACTAATGCAAAATGGTGCGGAGTTTTGTATGTAAAAAACATGCCTTGGACTTTATGGGAATACAGCGAAACTAAAAAGAAAAATAGAAAAAGAAACGTATGATACATATAAATATACATAACTTTGTTAATAATTATGAAGTACAAAGACTAGAAGAAATCATTGAAAGAGATGAGGGCGAAATATTAGGTATACCTAATGATAATATACATAGATTTTATCCTGCACTTACAAGTCAGTATCATGTATATAACTGGTTACAAAACCCTGGAATTGCACCAATGAATTTAGCTGATAGGTTTTTTGATATAAAAGTATTAGAGCCTTATGATGAATTATATATTCAATGTTGGGCAAATATAGTAAGAGAAGGGGAAAAATTAAGTAAACATGTCCATGCAGGAATGAAAGGACACAATAAATTTTATGCAGCAAACTTATTTATCTCAGGAAATACAAAACCAGGTACTTGGTATGAAGGCTTTGGTACAATGGAGAATACTCCTGGTACATTAACATTTTTTGATTGTAAGTTTCCTCATGCAGTTCCTGTAAATAAAACAAAAACACACAGAATTAGTATGGCTTTTGATATTTGGTATGAAAAACCAGAGGGATATGAAGAACCTCGCTGGATTACTTTTAAACGAAAAGAAACAATAATTGACCCAATGGGGCGATGCTGGCCTGACTGGCCACCTGGAGAATAATATGGTAGACATTGAAAAATTAAAAAAGAAATTAGAAAGTAGTATAGTTTTGATAACTTTTGAATCTCTAAAAAGTGGAGAAACATACAGTAGAGAATATACTCTTTCTAAAAACTATTTACCCTTACCTAATCATATATCTAGACAGTCTGGAGATAGACTTATAGTATGGGATGTAGAGTTTGAAAAATGGGAAGACTTACTTCTCACTACAATATTAGAATGGAAAATCATGGAAGTTCTTGACTAATGTGTGGATTTGTAGTATCAAATAAACCAGGTGTAGTACGAGAAGGACTCATCAGACAAAGACACCGAGGCCCTGACGGGGTTTCTATGTGGAAAGGTCAAGGACTAGAGATGGGACACGTTTTGCTAAATATAAATGGTACTAAAACAATGCAACCTTACACAACAAAGAAAGGAAATGTATTAGTATTTAATGGCGAAATGTATAACTGTCCAATAGAGAATGATACTGCATGGTTAGGAGAAGGCATGGATAGGTATGGAATACGCTTTCTAGAGTATAATAATTGGCATGGCGCAGTTGCATATCTAGATGTAGAAAAGAATGAACTATTAGTGACAAGAGACCATTTTGGTGCAAAGCCTTTGTTCTATCAAATGCTATCTCCAACAGAGTGGATGTTTAGTACAAGTTTGAGAAGTATGGTACATAAGAAGATTGATGAACGTCACAAGCCTTCTTTTATGTTTAATCCTATATGGGCAGGAACAGATTGCCCATATCAAAATACTTGGAAAGTAGCTGCAGGTCAGACATTTAAGTTTGATTTAAGTAATCCAGGGCAAAGAGTACATAAAAACTTATGGGATTACTACAGAATAGAGTCTAGAAGATTTAAAAAAGAAAGAATTAGAGAAAAATTAGTATCAAGTATACAAGCCATTGCTAAAAATAAACAGAAAACAGGTATATTTTTAAGTGGTGGATTAGATAGTACATTTGCTTTATCTGCTGTAAAAGATATGGGATTAGACCTAACAGCGTATATACTAGCATATGACGAAAAGAAAGGTGCATATGCAGACCATGATACTTTTAGAAATGAATCAAAGATGGCAATACAAACTTGTAAAGAATGGAATATACCATACAAAGTTGCAACTCTACATGAAAAAGATGTAGAACATTATGGAAAGATGTGGATGAATTATACACACTTCCCATGGACGGATAGATTAAGACAAGCTCCTAGATATTTACTAGCTAAAACTGCAGCTGCAGATGGCTGTAAAGTTATTCTTACAGGAGATAGTGCAGACGAGTTGTTTACAGGATACTACCATCATGATAAAAGATGGATAGAGGGGTACGATGAAGAAACTGTAAAGAGAGCAGAAAAAAGAAACTGGACTCCTCACAAAATATGGCATAAAACAGACCACTGGAATAATGGTTTGTTTTATGATTTATTAGTAACATCAGAGAACAATATACTTGCAGCTGACCAAACGTGTGGTATGTTTGGTATGGAATCAAGACCAGTATTCTTACACCAAGATTTTGTAAGATGGATATTTGAACAAGATGGAGAAATCAAGTTCAAAACACACCCTGACTATGCTAAAGGAACATACAAGTATATACTAAGAGAATTACTAGGAGATATGCTTCCAGAGCATGTACGAAATAGAAAACAAAAGACAGGATGGTCAAGTCCTTGGAACAATAACGTAGAAAAATTACAAGAAGAATGGAGAAATCAAGATTGGGAGACACTAAAAAGTTATCAATAGGGTTTACTTGCGGAGCATTTGATTTGCTTCATGCAGGACATATAGTAATGCTCAAAGAAGCAAAAGAAAACTGTGACTATCTAATAGTAGGATTACAGACAGACCCTAGTCTAGATAGACAAGAAAAGAATATACCTGTTCAGTCAGTATTTGAACGATACGTACAATTACGTGCAGTCAAGTATATAGACGAGATTATTCCTTACGATACAGAACAAAGTCTACTAGACTTACTAGAAGCTACAGAAATACATCTTCGATTTGTTGGAGAGGATTATGTCGACAGACATTTTACAGGCAAAGGACTGCATGAGATTTTTTACACAAGTAGACAGCACTCTTTTTCTAGTACGAATTTGAGAAATAAGATAAATGAAAGCAGTTCTTAGTAACAGAATATATTTAGAAGTAAATAAAGAAACACATAATCTTCTCGAAAAGGAACTAACTTATACTATTCCTGCTCGTATGCCTCAAGACCCACCTTTGGTATTTAAAACAATACGATTTATAAAAGAAGGTTTAGTCTCCATACCCATCGGAAGAGAGGATTTAATCCCATCCGATTACGAGATAATCGATAAGCGTGTAACCTCGCCAGTAGAACATGCAGACTTTAAGTTTGATTTACGACCTTCCCAAAAGGCGGTTCATGACGAGATAAATGACAATGCTATAGTAAACGCATGGGTAAGTTGGGGAAAGACATTTACAGGTTTAGCTATCGCAGCGAAGCTTGGTCAAAAAACATTAGTTGTTACCCACACAACTAACTTAAGAAATCAGTGGGAAAAAGAAGTAGAAAAATGCTTTGGAATTACACCAGGCAGGATAGGTAGTGGAGACTTTAAAACTAATGCTCCTATCGTAGTCGGGAATATACAAAGTTTATACAGAAAAATGGACGACATCAAAAAGATGTTCGGGACAGTTATTTTAGACGAAATGCATCACGTCAGCAGTCCAACTTTTACAAGGATTGTAGATGAAATGCCTGCTCGTTATAAGATAGGTCTCACAGGAACACTAGAACGTAAAGATGGGCGTCATGTGGTATTTAGAGATTACTTTGGAAACAATGTACTCAAACCACCAAAAGAGAACTATTTAATACCAAAAGTACACATTGTAAAGTCTGAGATAAGATTTCTAGACGGTGCATATACTCCTTGGGCAGAACGAATAAATCATCTAGCATATGATGAAGAATACGTGCATAGTGTAGCAATGATAGCTGCAAAGTATGCTGCTCTAGGTCATAAGGTATTAGTAGTTTCAGATAGAGTTGCATTTCTAAAAGCCTGTGCTAGATTAGTAGGCGATAATGCAGTATCAATCACTGGTGATATGGATTTTGAAGAAAGAGAAAACACTATGCAACTAATAAAAGAAGATAAAAATATTTTATTTGGAACACAGTCAATCTTTTCAGAAGGCATATCTTTGAATGATTTGAGTTGTCTAGTACTAGGCACTCCAGTCAATAATGAACCCCTTCTTACACAGTTAATCGGTAGAGTAATTCGTGATAAAGAAGGAAAACAACAACCCATAGTGGTTGATATACACTTAAAAGGAAAAACAGCAGCCCGACAAGCCAATGCTAGAATGGGCTACTATATAAAACAAGATTACGAGGTAAAAATATTATGAGTAAAGAGATTCAACTAAATCTTGAAGAAATGAGAAAGATGAAAATATTTCTCGCAACTCCTATGTACGGTGGAATGTGTAATGGAATGTATACAAAGTCTTTGATGGACACCACTTCAGTAGCAATGCAATATGGAGTTCCAATTCAGATTTATTACTTATTTAACGAATCATTGATTACTAGAGCAAGAAACTATTGTGTAGCAAACTTTTTAAAATCAGATGCTACGCACTTACTTTTTATAGATAGTGACATACATTGGAACGCTATGGACTTAATGTATATGTTACATCTAGTCTCAGAAAAACCAGAACTGTACAGAATTATATGTGCATTATATCCTAAGAAAACTATTGCATGGGAGAAGATACTACACGCAGCTAAGTCTGGTGCTTATGACGATAACCCATGGGATTTAGAAAAAATTGGTGGTGATTTAGTATTTAATCCACTACCAGAGGAGTATCCAAGTGGACAAGCACCTATCTATGAACCTGTAAAGATAAAAGAAGGCGCAACTGGTTTTATGTTAATTGAAAGGAGTGTTTTCCAAGAATACGCAGAAGCACATCCTGAACTACTATATACTCCTGACCATGTAAGAGAAGGAGAATTTGCATTAAATGAGAAAATTTATGCTTATTTCGATTGTATCATAAATGAACAAAACAGATACTTATCTGAAGACTATATGTTTTCAGAGTATTGTAGAGATTTAGGGATTGATATTTGGGCATTACCAATGATAGAGCTAATGCATTGTGGTGCATATACGTTCCAAGGTAGTGTTATAAAGATGGCACAAGCGGGTGTTCATGCCACAATCGACCCCGAAACAATAAAAAAAGTACACGCGAATCAAGCTAAAAAAGCTCAGAAAAATAGTTCTTGACACGAACTCAAAAATTTGTTATAATATGTTACTATATAATTGGAAGAAGATAATGCGAGTAAGCAACGGCAAAGTAGATGATATAATTCAGATACTTAGAATTATTACTTACAAGATTCAACCTAAAAATTATTACGATAAAACTTTTAAGTTTTACAAGTATCGATTCGGCGGTCATTCATTTCTTAAGAATCCGAAAGAATTAATGGAGGTCGGTCGCACATTTAGTGATAGAGAAGTTGTGGAGTATGCAGGTGTCGCATCATTCCGCAATTATTACGACTATGTGAATACAAAAGACACCACACTAGACCTCTTTGACTGTGAAGTTAGTGAGGAAATTATAAATAATAACAGACTGCTCGAACTAAAAGAAGGTCGGATTCACTTTATGTTTGAGGAGACATTGGAGAAATAAAAATGGCAATTGGATTTAACCAAACCAAGGGCTCAGCCCAAAAAGAAAAAATCGAAACTTATAACTACGCTGGTAAAGAAGACCACCATGTAAGACTTGTTGGTGACTTATTACCAAGGTACGTTTACTGGATTAAAGGCGAAAACGGGAAGAATATTCCTATGGAATGTCTATCTTTTGATAGAGAGAATGAAACCTTTAACAACAAAGAACATGACCATGTTCGAGACTTTTACCCTGATTTAAAATGTGGATGGTCTTATGCCGTTCAGTGCATTGACTACGCCGATAAATCAGTAAAAGTTCTTAATCTGAAAAGAAAGTTGTTCGACCAAGTTATAGTAGCTATGGAAGAGTTAGGTGACCCTACAGACCCAGTTACTGGTTATGACATTCATTTCAAAAGAAAGAAAACTGGTCCACAGGTATTTAATGTCGAGTATCAATTACAAGTTCTAAAGTGTAAACCAAGAGAACTTGAAGATTGGGAAAAAGACTTAGTTGCAAATCTAAAGTCTATGGATGACGTTTTACCAAGACCAACAGCTGATGCTCAGTTAGAGTTACTAAGAAGAGTAAATGACTCAGGTGGAGAAACACCTGAAGAGGTATCAGAGGAGTTTGACGTATCATGATTGGAGTAGGAGAGAAGTTTCCTGCATTTAAATTGCAGGGTGTCAATAAAGACAACGAGTTTGTAGAAGTTTCAGTTACTGAACACTATGACCCGTTAAAGCACGATTATACAGTAATCTACTTCTATCCGAAAGATTTTACTTTTATCTGTCCTACAGAAATTGCAGGTATGGATGTATTAGTAGATGAGGCAAACGTAATCGGTATTAGTGGAGATAATGAGTTCTGTAAGTTAGCTTGGAAAAAAGATAACGAACTTATTGGAAACATTAATCATTCATTAGCGGCAGACTGCGGTTTAAGACTTTCAGATGAACTAGGAATAGTTGATGAAGAAGCAGGAGTTTGCTATAGAGCAACCTACATTATTGATAGAAATGATGTAGTACAACATGTAAGTGTTAACGCACTTGACACAGGCAGAAATGCTAATGAAGTTCTTAGAACTTTACAAGGCATCAAAGCAGGTGGATTAACGGGGTGTGAATGGACACCTGGGGACGACTTCGTAGTATGATATTATTTACAGCAGATTGGCATATTAAATTAGGACAAAAGAACGTACCAGTAGCTTGGGCTTGCTCACGCTATCAAATGTTCTTTGAACAAGTGCAGGACGCTGTAGATAATCATGGAGTTAATCTTCATATCATTGGAGGGGACTTGTTTGACCGAGTCCCTTCAATGGATGAACTTACTCTATATTTTGACTTTGTTAAAAATACTAAAGTAAGAACAATTATCTATGATGGCAACCACGAAGCCACTAGAAAAAATAAAACTTTCTTTGATAATTTAAAGAGAGTAACAAATGAACTAAATCCTCTAGTAGAAGTTATAACTGAAACTTATTATGAGGACGATTGGGCAATATTACCTTATGCAGACTTGCATAAAAAGAAAAGTATCGAAACAATAGATGCTGACTATTTGTTCACTCATGTAAGAGGTGAAATACCTCCTCATGTTATGCCCGAAGTAGAACTAGAAAGATTTGATAAGTATAAATTGGTTTTTGCAGGAGATTTACATGCTCACGAGAATACTCAACGAAATATTGTATATCCTGGCAGTCCAATGACAACATCATTTCATAGAAATATTGTAAAAACTGGGTACTTAATAATAGATACTGATGTTCATCATTTTGATGAAGATTGGTCTTGGACGTGGCATGAGTTTGATTTACCACAACTAATTAGAAAGACTATCGAAGACCCAGCGGATATGGAACAAACTGACTTTCACCACACTATTTATGAAGTCACAGGAGATGTACAAGATTTAGCAAAAGTTAAAAATACAGACCTTCTTGACAAAAAAGTAGTGCGCAGACAAGTAGACGCTAGATTAGATTTGAGTGGAGATATGGATATGTCTGATGAGTTGATTAAGTATTTACAAGAAATATTATCGCTTGATGATGAAAAAGTCAGACAAATTATAGGAGTATTCAATGATTATTCTTCAGAAGTTAAAGTGGGATAATTGCTTTTCATATGGGGAAGGCAACGAGTTAGATTTATCTGACGCAACTCTCACTCAATTAGTAGGAACGAATGGCGTGGGAAAATCCTCTATTCCCTTGATTTTAGAGGAAGTCTTGTTTAACAAAAATAGTAAAAATGTTAAGAAGGCAGATATAGCAAATAGATATGTTAACAAAGGATATGATATTAGCCTTGAGTTTAGTGTTGACGCTGATTTATATAGCATTACTGTTAATAGGCGTACAAACCTCAAATGCAAGCTAACAAAAAACGGAGAAGATATTTCTTCTCATACTGCATCTAATACCTATAAAACACTAGGAGATATTTTAGGTATAGATTTCAAAACATTCAGTCAATTAGTGTACCAGAATACTAATGCGTCATTGCAGTTTTTAACAGCGACAGACACAAACCGTAAAAAGTTCTTAATTGACCTATTAAAACTAGACGATTATGTAGCATACTTCGAGACTTTCAAAGAAGCTGTTCGTACCGTATCGAGTACAGTAACAGCAGAGGAAGCCAAAATTGCAACTATCTCAAAATGGTTGACAGATAATATTCTCGAAGATAGTTCCATACTTGAAAAGAAAATTTTACCAAAAATTAATGAAAAAGATGAAGAATCTTTACGTTCTTTACAAGTAGAATTTGCAAATATCTCCGAAAAGAATAAAAATATAAATTTAAATGAAAATCTGAAACAGCAGTTAAAATCAATAGATTTGCACGAAGCCAAAAGACTTATGGCTTTACATCCTGAGTTGAAAGATACCAAATTTATATTAGAGTGTTTAGGAACATGGCGTGCTGAAGAAATGCACGAACAACAAATGTTGAAGAAATACCAAGACCTAGCGGGTATGGAGAACATGGAGTGTCCAACTTGTGAAGGTGCGATTGATATTGACTTTGTAAATAAAATGATTGCTGAACATTCAGAAAGAATTGAACAAACAAAACAATTCGCAGCAAAAGATAGACAAAAGCTAGAAGAGGCAGAAGAGCATAATGAGATACATAGGAAAGCAAAGAAAGACATCGAGACTTGGGAAAATCTCTACAGGGACATTGACAGGGAACTCCCAAGTAAAGTCCTTAACGCAGAGCAACTCCAAAAGCAGATTACGGAACTTCATACAAAGATTACCACTGCTAGGGAGAATCTTCAAGAGATAATAGATGAAAACCAAGATATCGAAAGACATAATACAAGAATTGGAATTATTCTTGAACAGACGGAACAGTTTCAGAAAGAGCTTGGTGACAGCCAATCTAAACTTAAGGGTGCAGAAACAAAACTGGCGGTACTTGAAACACTTAAGAAAGCTTTCTCGACAAATGGACTCTTAGCGTACAAGATAGAAAGTCTTGTCAAAGAACTAGAGATTCTTACAAATGAGTATCTTGCAGAGTTTAGTGATGGTAGGTTTGCTATAAACTTTGTAGTAGAAAACGATAAGTTAAATGTCGAAGTGTCAGACAATGGTAATATCATTGATATTCTTGCACTATCTAGTGGTGAATTAGCAAGAGTCAATATTGCAACACTAGTGTCTATTAGAAAACTTATGACTTCAATAAGTAGAAGTCAAATCAACGTTCTTTTCCTTGACGAAGTAAACCAAGCGTTAGATGAAGTCGGAAAAGAAAAAGTAGTAGAAGTGTTACTGAAAGAAGAAACCTTAAATACTTACATGGTATCTCATGGTTGGACACACCCTCTACTAGAAAAGATAGAAATAACAAAAGAAGATAATATCAGTTATTTGGAGTAAGCGATGCTGTCAAGATTTAAAAATTTTTTCTTGACAGCAACCTTCAAATCTGGTATAATATATTATATTTGGAGACAATATGAAAGTAGAAATTTATAGCATACCTAATTGCACTTATTGTAAAAAAGCTAAGTTCTTAGCTGACCACGTTGACCAAGTCACTGAGGTACATTATAAAATGATTGGTAAAGATTTTTCTGCGTCTGACGTTAGAGAATTATTTCCTGGCGCTAGAACATTTCCACAAATCCTTGTAGACGATAAACATATTGGCGGCTACATAGAACTGGAGAAGTTAATTGGTTAATGGTAGACAAAAAGGTAATAACGCAGAATTAAAAGTAGCAGAAATGCTACACAGACACACAGGAGAGGCCTTTGTACAAACACCTGGTTCAGGTAGTGGTAAGATAAAAGGCGACCTAATGGTAGCACATAAAGAAAACTTATTTGCTATAGAAGTAAAGTTTTATAGAGATATGTCTTTCAACCACAAGATGTTTACACAAAAAAGTAATAGATTTGTAAACTGGTGGAGTAAGATAGTAAAACAAGCCGAACAAATGGAACAAGAACCTATTTTGTTCTTCAAAGAAAACCACTCACAGTGGTACGTGGCAACGACAAGAAAGCCACTTTACAAAAAACATATGTACTTTAATTGGCTAGGTTGTTATGTAACCTTAGCTGATAAATTTTTAGAAACACAAAACTTGGATTTTACAAATGGCGATACAATTTATGAACCATGGAAAGCCGACCCCGAATGGGAACTTATTGATTGTTGATGGACTCAATCTGGCTTTTAGATGGAAACACCAAGGAAATACTGACTTCGAACATGATTATGTAAGAACGGTTCAATCCTTGGCAAAGTCCTATAACTGTGGAGAGATAGTCGTCTTAGGCGATGGCGGTAGTAACTATCGTAAAGAAATCTATCCAGAGTACAAAGCAAATCGTAAAGAACGATATGCAGAACAAACTGAAGAAGAAGCAAGAGAATTTGAAATGTTCTTAGCAGAATTTTCAACTACTATGAGTACGTTAAAGCGTAAGGGGTATCTTACGCTTAAATATGCTGGAGTAGAAGCTGATGATATTGCAGCTCTTATTTGTCAAAATAGAGAAAACTTAGGTCTTGAAGAGATTTGGTTAATATCATCAGATAGAGACTGGGATTTACTAGTCGATGGTAATATAAGTCGTTTTTCGACTGTTACTAGAAAAGAAACAACACTCCTAAACTGGGATGAACACTATGACTTTGACCCCGAGTACTTTTTAACATACAAGTGCTTAACTGGAGATAAAGGAGATAACGTGCCAGGTGTTGATGGAATCGGCCCAAAGAGAGCCACACAGATTATACAACAGTATGGAGATATTTTTGATATTATGGCGAGTTTGCCAATGGAAGGAAAGTACAAATTCATTCAGAACTTAAATGAGTTCGGAGAAGAAGGACTAGAGATTGGTGTAAAACTTATGGATTTAACTTATGACGTAGACGGTGCTGTCTTAGGTCATGGAAAAGAAATTATAGGATTGGTAGAAGATTATGTCAGTAAAAATTGATTTTAGTAAAGACAAACTTTTAGATGATTTTGCACATGCAACTCTAAAAGATAGATATATGGTAGGTGATGAAACATCACCACAGGAAGCTTTTGCCCGTGCTGCAATGGCTTTTGCAGATGATGATGACCATGCACAAAGATTATACGATTATGTAAGTAATCTATGGTTTATGTTTGCTACTCCCGTATTATCAAATGGAGGTACTCGGAGAGGACTGCCTATTAGTTGTTTTTTGAACTATGTAGACGATAGTAGAGAAGGAATAACAGACCATTTTACAGAAAATGCGTTCTTAAGTTCTTTCGGTGGTGGTATCGGTGGTCACTGGTCTGATGTCAGAGCAATGGGAAGTAAAACTTCTAAAGGTTCTGAATCGACTGGTGTGATACCATTCATGAAGGTTGTAGATGCAGAGATGCTTGCTTTCTCACAAGGGGTTACAAGAAGAGGAAGTTATGCAGCGTATCTACATATTAGTCACCCAGAAATAGAGGAGTTCTTAGATGGAAGAAAACCCACTGGTGGAGACGTTAATCGCAAGTTCACTAATCTGCATCATGGTATTGTTATACCAGATGCTTTTATGGAGTTAATTCATAGAGCAAGTAAAGAAGAAGGATTTGACGATTCTTGGGAATTAATTGACCCACATTCAAAAGAAGTAAAGAAAGTAGTATCTGCTAGAGCCTTATGGGTAAAGATACTACAAAACAGAATAGAAACAGGAGAGCCATATATAATGTATGAAGATGCAGTACAAAATGGATTGCCTGATTTCCAAAAGAGAAAGGGATTACAAGTACATCACTCTAATTTATGTAGTGAAATTACACTTGCTACTAATGATGAAAGAACAGCAGTATGTTGTCTTTCTAGTGTAAATTTAGAGTATTATGACGATTGGAAAAATCATCCCTCATTCATTCCCGATTTGGTTAGGATGTTAGATAATGTATTAACATACTTTATTGAAAATGCACCTAGCCCATTAGATAAAGCTAAGTTCAGTGCTTACAGGGAGAGGAGTATTGGACTTGGTGCTATGGGATTTCATGCGTACCTGCAAAAGAATAGTATTCCATTTGAGAGTGCTATGGCAGGTGGCACTAATTTAGAAATGTTTGCGTTTATAAAAAGACACGCAGACAACGAAACTAGAAAACTAGCAGCAGAAAGAGGTGCTTGTCCTGATGATGATTCTTGTACAGTAAGAAATGCTCATCTATTGGCGATTGCTCCTAACGCTAGTTCTAGTATTATTTGTGGAAACACAAGTCCAAGTATTGAGCCATATAGAGCCAATGCTTACACACAAAAAACAAAAACAGGAAGTAACTTAGTAAAAAATAAATTCTTAGATGCAATCATCAAAGAAAAAGTTGCTCCTGAGCTGTATGATGAAACATGGTCTAGTATAGTTGCAAACAAAGGAAGTGTTCAACATTTAGATATACTAGATGATTGGGAGAAAGATGTATTCAAAACAGCAGTAGAAATTAATCAGGCATGGGTAGTAGAACACGCTTCAGTCAGACAAGAATTTATTTGTCAGTCTCAAAGTGTAAATCTATTCTTTCCGCCTGATGTAAATAAAGGGGATTTGCATAATGTTCATATGTTAGCATGGGCGAAGAACTTAAAAACATTATATTACCTAAGAAGTGAAGCTATTGGTCGTGCCGATAATGTATCTTCTCAGGCTAAAAGGGAGATAATCTTTGAACAATCAGATTGTCTAAGTTGCGAGGGATAAATGAGTAAACTATTAACAGAAAGAGATTACTATAAACCTTTTGATTATCCTTGGGCATTTGAGTTCTACAAAAGACAACAACAGATGCATTGGTTACCTGAAGAAGTACCACTCCAAGATGATATCAAGGATTATACACACAAACTATCAGAAGGCGAAAGAACACTTATAGATAATATATTTAAGTTCTTTACACAAGCTGATGTAGATGTATGTTGCGGATATGCAAAGCATTATCTACCAACATTTAAACAACCAGAAATAAGAATGATGCTAGTAAGTTATGCTGCTATGGAAGCAGTACACCAAGAAGCATATTCTTTACTACTGGAGACACTAGGAAAGTCAGATGAGCAGTACACAGAGTTCTTTGAAATACAAGCTATGGCAGAGAAGCATGAGTACTTAACTGATTTTAATATGAGTAGTCCACATGAGATTGCAAAAACAATGGCAGTTTATAGTGGATTTACAGAAGGAGTACAGCTATTTAGTAGTTTTGCTATACTTCTAAACTATCCAAGACATAACCTTATGAAAGGTATGGGGCAGATAGTAACATGGTCTATAAGAGATGAATCACTTCATGTCGAAGGATTATCAAAACTATTTAGAACTTTTATTGCAGAAAATCCAGATATATGGACAGATAAACTAAAGTATGAGATATACTGTGCAGCAGAACGAGTTGTTGAATTAGAAGATAAGTTTATTGATGTTTGTTTTGAAAAAGCAGATATACCTGACTTGACAGCTAAAGAAGTGAAAGAGTATATTCGTTATATTGCAGACAGAAGATTACTAGGTCTAGGAATGAAAAATATATTCCATAGTACTACTAATCCTTTACCTTGGATTGATATGCAAGTTAACGCAGTTGAGCATACCAACTTTTTTGAAAACCGTGCTACCGAGTATGCTAAGGCTAGTACACAAGGCAATTGGCAGGATATATTTAAATAATGAATAATTTACCAGAGTCCATAGAAATCGATGGTGTAACGTATTACACTGATGATATGGCAGAAAACCAAAGGCTTATTCTATTAGCTATAAGTCAGTGTGACATAGAGCTAGATAGAGCAAAGCACATGATGGCTATTTGCCAAACAGCGAGACAAGCATATATAAATGATTTAGGTACACAACTTAAAGAAGATGCGAAAAAATCTTAGATTTTATATATTAGTAACTCATACTTTACACAAAGTTAAAAGACACTTTTCTTACACAGGAATACAACCTAATGAAGCTATGGTGGTTATAAATACAACTAATGATGTTTTTTATAAACAATGTAGTAAGTGGTGTGATTCACAAGGTATACCATGGACTCGTACAGAGTCTGATGGGACTCCTGCAACTGGAAAGAATAGTGTCTTAGACTTGTTTCTAAAAAGTAAAGATGATTACATGATAGCTATAGATGGTGATGATTATTTAACTAAATATGGCTATGCTTATTATAAAAACGTTGTAAAACAAAATAACACTCCCGATAGTTTATGTCTATATAAACAACAATCCCAACTAATCACTATTTTTGGTCAAAGAATATGGATTAATCTTATGGGACTTCCTACAGATTTAGATACCGAAATGCATATACGTAGAAGCCATTTAATGGGGGAAGTGTATGCACACCATTTGAAAGATTATTATGAAGATAAATATGGAGACCTAGAGTTATATGTTAAAGACTGTTTAAAGCATACAAAAGAAAACTTATATTATGTATACAAGTATTATGAAAGATATAAGATATACAATAATGACTTTGCAGAATCTCATTGTAGACCTGTATTATTTTCTAAAGCAGCTGCAAAAGAATGTCATTTTCCTAGTAATGTACCTGTGGGCGAAGATACTTTAGTATATTTACAACTTAAAAATGCACATTTTCAAGGAAGAATACAAACTGAATTAGTAGATGAACTAAGAGAAGAAATGACTTATCTTTATGATTGTATAAAAGCCGATGGAGACGATTTAGGCGCTATGTTAGGAATTACTCTTAATCAAACAGATTATACTTGGGTACGTTTGATAAATATAAAATTAAAAGAAATGGAACAAAATGGAGAGTTACACGCCCTTCCTTTACCTGTAAATGATTGTTTACCAGACAAGTGGGAAAAAGATAATATAATACCTGCAAGACCTCAGTTTCCTCTTGATTTTGATTTAAAGAAATGGGATGAAAGATGGGACGATAGCCCACAGTATGATAAACCAAGTAAAAAAGCCCAAGAAATAATAGAAAACATAAGAATGTGTGAGCATTACGCTTCTTTAGAATCAGGAGTAGTATTGCAAGTAATAGAACAACAAAAAGAATATAAAAAACAATTACTAGAAGCTTTAGACCTAAGTCCTAATGCTATGATAAAATTTCCTAAAGGTTATTTTATGAACTCTAGACCTTACTTTCACCACGCTACTCCTCAGGAAATAGCACAGCTTTATCCAAAATCATGAAAATATTTATAGGTTACGAATCTGCATACCCAGAAATGTTTGAGGTATGCAAAAAGAGCATAACTCGTTACAATTCCAATCATGAAATCATACCACTCAAAAAATCGGAAATATCGGAATATACTCGTCCATTTCAGAACGAGAGTACGGAATTTGCCTTTACTCGTTTTTTAGTACCACAGCTCTGTGACTACGAAGGACAAGCTTTATTTTGTGATGGGGATTTCTTATGGCTTTGTGACCCTGAAGAAGTTATGGATTATTTTTCCGATGAACATGCAGTTCATGTGGTAAAACATCCTAATTTCCTCGTCAAGACCAAGAAAATGATAAACAAGAAAAACCATGGTTATCCTAGAAAATACTGGTCAAGTCTTATGCTTTTCAATAATCCTAAGTGTACAGAACTTACTTATGATTATGTAAACCAAGCCCCAGCGGGTGCATTGCATGAGTTGCGGTGGGCGGACAGCATAGGGGAACTTCCCGCGCAGTACAATGCCATGGTAAATTATTACAAATTTAAGAGACCAAAAGCTCTACACTACACAGACGGCGGGCCTTGGTTAAATATAAACGAAGACTCGGAGCTTACAGCATTATGGATTCAACTTTACAGAAGTTAACAGAAAATAAAAACTTAATACTTGTAGGTAATTCTGTCGAAATGCTGGAATATGAGTATGGGGATTACATAGAAAAGTTTGATACAATCGTACGATTTGGAAATGGTATACCCGATAAACACCCTAAGAATCTTGGCACTCGCACAGATATTTGGATTACAGGGTGGCTTCGTATGGTTAAACACAAGCATTTTCCAACCGCGTATAAATTATTCAATCGCTGCAGAATACATCTTGATATAAAACCTAAAGAAATGAATCCTGACTTTGAATACGAAACTATGTTCGATGATGATGAATTAAAAAAGATTTATACAATGGTAGGGGCAAAGAATAATGTAAAAATGGGAAATAGACCGAGTGCAGGTTTTCTTGGTATATTGTTCTTTTTAACTAAAACCAATCCTAAGTCAATTACTCTAATTGGCTTTGACTTTTTCTCTAAAAAGTTACCGTTCAAAAGCGGTAATGATTATCCTGCAAGTTGGCACTTACCCCACAACTCACAAGAGGCTAGTCCACATAATGTTATGGAAAAACCGCTTGTGCAAAAATGGGCAAAGGAGGGTAAGTTGAAATGGAAAATCTTATCTGACTTGAACGAAGAGTTCTTAGATTTTTCCTAATTTATATCCGACTTCAATTAATTTTCTTGATACTTGTTTCTGTTTATTTGATTTAAATAATAGAAGTTCGTTGAGTCTAGCATTTCTTAAATTTACAGGTATGTTCGGTATCTGTGCAGTCCACAAATCCCAAGGTATTCCTAATTGTACTCCTGCAGGTAAAAACTCATATTTTTTAGCTAACCACTCTGGTTTTACATGAACGCTAAAAGATTTTCTCATAATTACATTGTGGTTAATAAAGTCTTTTGTATTTAATGCTTCGTAAGTAAGAAGTTTATCGTTTTTACCGTTTACATAAACGGGCATTGCTTTTCCTCTATAGTGAAACTTCTCAAAGAAAGACTGATTCCAACTACCCATAACTCTTCTATCTATATGATGTGGGTAGAGTACAGGATTGATTCTATTATTTTGCGCTCTTGCAAATAATAGTTTTTCATTAAAAGTAACCATTCTATCCCAATTTATAATAAAAAACTGAGGGTCAACCATACCTTTAGTTGGAGTCTCTTTTTTACCTACATGTTCTTCTTCAAACATTTGACTCTTCCAACCTAAAATTTCATAGTACTTTTTATATGTTGGATGGTCTTTATATACATGATTATGACTGTATAAAACAAACTTATCATTAAAGTATTTATCGTCTGGTAATTCATTCTTCCAATTATTTCTTATAAATATTCTTGCACCACCAGCGTACATAACTCTTTTGTTTAGTCCGCCTTTATCTTTCCAATACTCTTTTAAGTATCTCATAGCTCTAGCTTGTTCTTCACCTTTCCAAAAACTTTGATATACTTTTACGTTTTCTATATTGCTTATTACCCACTCTACTACGCTTTTATCCCAATCATCTTCGTGAATAAATAAATGCAAGCGAAAGTCCTCGTTCTTCTCAATTAGAGAGGCGAGTGTAAATAAACTATAATCTTTTATGTATGTATGTACTATCTCAATCATCTTGTTTTTTATATTCCCAAAAATTATTTATAAACCTATCCAATCTATCTTCTGCATCGTCATCAAAATTAAAAATAATTCCTGAGTTCTTTGCTGATAGAATTTTACGTATCGTATGCGAGGCTTTTGTTCCAGCTACTGCGTGGTAAATACTTTCGTATGTTAATAAATTCTTTTCTCTTTCTTTTTTAGTATGACTTATCATACCAAGCTTTTTGTTTAATAATAATGCTACTATACCCATTTCACTATTTGGCATTGTAGCAACTTCTTTACAGTTGTATAAAATTTCATGCCCACTTTGTTTTTTATTTAATACTTTATCTGCTCCAAAATCTTTTTTGAATTTAGCCATATAAAGTGCATTAGTAATAGGATGTGGCTTTATTACATAACCTTGTTTTATGTAGTCTTGCATCCTGCCCCAATGTATAACTCTTTCTTTACATATTAAATTACTACCTGGTGGGAAGATTACTTTATCGTAATGTTCTTGTGTTTGTGCTAAAATGTATTTATCTTCTATACAATTTAGTATTTTTTCTATTCTTTCTTCATCAATCTCTATATCTGAATTAGCAATAGATATCATTAACTTATCGTTAATTTTTACAGAGTTTGTTTTTACATAAATTCCTCTGCCTAAAAAATCTGTGTACAACCACTTTCGTATTGTGAATAATTCATTTGTGTTAAACCATACGTCATATTCAAATCTAACACCTTCTCTCCACTCTGGTATTATTCTTTGCTTAAACTTTAGTAATGCATCTCTTTGATGGTCAGGTCTATAGCAAGACCCTGATTTCATAAAATGAGTAACCTTATCTCCAAGACTCTCATTACTTGCCATCGGAACTAATTTATCTTTTTTAACTGGACTCTTATTTACTTTTAGTTCCATTCTTTAACTCGAATAATTGTATTTCTATATTTTTTAGTCTATCTTCTTGTTCGACTATTGTGTCCATTAGTGCTACAACGATGCTTTCTAATTTATCGTTGACATACTTGGGGGTTATATCTTTGTCTTTTAGTTTCATTTAGCTTGTCCATGTTGAACCGTCCCAGTAACTTGCACTAAAGTCGTTTATACTTGCGACTTCCGTGTCAAAGATTGTACCCGCCTGAGACGCTGTTATTCTTTCAAATACTGTGGTACTCGTATTAAATGTAGTTGTGGTAATATGGTCAGTATCTCTAGTAGTTTCTGTTACATTACCTGTAGCAAATGTTGTGGTTGTTGTTTTGCCTGTTTCAAATTCTGTTGTTCTAGTAGTTTCAAAAGTTGTTGTTGTATCGTATGATGTAGACTTAGAAGTCGTTGTAGACCTATCTGTTTCAAATGTAGATACTGTACTTCTGCTTGATGCTGTATCTCTTGCAGTAAGTGTTGCTCTATCTGTGTTAAACGTACTTGTAGTTTCTCTACTAGATTGTGTTGCTCTAGAAGTTAGTGTTCCTAAAGTTGTAGCATATACTGTTGTTGTATCTCTGCTTGTAGTTGTTCCTCTAGCTGTATTAAATACAGTAGTAGTTGCTCTAGAAGTTCCTGTTACTCTTTGTGAGCCTCTACTTGTTAAGTATGCTGTTTCATATGCAGTACTTCTAGAAGTATTTGTATTTCTTGTTGTAGAGAATGATGTATTATCTACATATGCTGTTGTTCTTGAAGTTTCTGTTCCTCTGCTTGTATTTGTACTTCTACTTGTATTTGTGCTTCTACTTGTCGTAAATACTGTATTATCTACATATGCTGTTGTATAGTTTGTATTTACTAAGAATACAGTAGTAAAGTTAGTACTGTCTACATATGCCGTTGTTCTAGTTGTATTTGTGTTTCTAGTAGTTGCAAAACTTGTATTATCTACGTATGCTGTTGTTCTTGAAGTTTCTGTAGTTCTAGAAGTATTTGTAGATTGTGTAGTTGTATAATCTGTTTCGTTTGTAAATCCTGTATTATCTACATACGCTGTTGTAAACGAAGTATTATCTACATAAGCAGTTGTTCTAGAAGTGTTTGTGCTTCTTGTAGTAGCAAATGAAGTATTATCTACATATGCTGTTGAGAAACTTGTATTATCTACATAAGCAGTTGTTCTACTTGTATTTGTACTTCTTGTAGTAGCAAACGCAGTGTTATCTACATATGCTGTACTAAACGTTGTGTTGTAACTTGTGTTATTTGTAAATGATGTGCTTCTTGATGTATTTGTTGCTTGTGTAGTTGTATAAGAAGTATTATTTGTAAATCCTGTATTTCTACTTGTATTCGTCGCCTGTGTAGTTGTGTAACTTGTAGAGTTTGTAAATCCTGTATTTCTACTTGTATTCGTTGCTTGTGTAGTTGTATAAGAAGTAGAGTTTGTAAAGCCTGTACTTCTAGATGTATTCGTTGCTTGTGTTGTTGTTCTACTTGTATTTGTATTTCTAGAAGTATTTGTGTTTCTACTTGTATTTGTTGCCTGTGTAGTTGTATACGCAGTATTTCTAGAAGTATTTGTGTTTCTACTTGTATTTGTTGCTCTGGCGGTATTTGTATTAATTGAAGTATTGTTTGTAAACCCTGTATTTCTAGTTGTATTATATGAAGTGTTACGCGCTCCTGTTGCTCTAGTTGTATTTACTTGTCTAAATGCTGAGTTAACTGAAGTACCTGTTCTTCTTTGATAAGTTCCAGAATATCCACTATTAGTTCCGCCACCCCAGTTTGAGTAATAGTTTCCTGGGCTAGACCAATATACTGTAGTAACTCTGTTGTAATAATAAGTTAGATATGTGGTAGAATCTGTAGTTGACCTTGTAGTTCCATAAGATGTACTTCTACTTGTATTTGTACTTCTAGTAGTGGCGTTTGTAAATCCTGTATTATCTACATATGCTGTACTATTTGTAAATGATGTGCCTCTACTTGTACCGAAAGATGTATTATCTACGTATGCTGTACTATTTGTAAATGAGGTAGAGTTTGTAAATGATGTACCAAATGATGTATTATCTACATATGCAGTTGTTCTTGCTGTATTCGTATTTCTTGTTGTGCCAAATGATGTATTATCTACATAAGCAGTACCTCTAGTTGTATTTGTATTTCTTGTTGTACCAAATGATGTATTATCTACATAAGCAGTGCCTCTAGTTGTATTTGTACTTCTTGTTGTGCCGAATGATGTATTG